ACACCACTGTATGGTGGAATGAATCATGGTTTGTACGCCAAGGCTTGCCTTGATTTACAATCAGTTTGTATTCAATACGGCGTCAATGTTAAATTTTCTTTTCTATTTAATGAATCATTAATTACACGCGCAAGAAATTATCTTGTAGACGAATTCCTACATCGTTCGGACTGTACTCATCTGTTGTTTATTGACTCAGATATTCATTTTGATCCGAGGGATGTTATTGCTATGTTAGCACTTGATAAAGATGTTATTGGTGCTCCATACCCTAAGAAAGCCATCAAGTGGCGATCAGTTAAAAAAGCTATTGAAAAGAATCCAGATATTGAAGCACAACTATTGGAACGTGTGACTGGAGATTACGTATTTAATCCTGTTAAAGGTACTGCACAATTTTCTGTGACCGAACCACTTGAAGTTCTAGAAATTGGAACTGGATTCATGATGGTGAAACGTGAAGTGTTTCCTAAATTTGAAGAAGCATATCCAAATTTGAAATATCGGCCAGACCATGTGGGACAAGCTAACTTTGATGGCACACGATACATTCATGCATACTTTGATACTGTGATTGATAAAGATTCAGAACGTTATTTGTCTGAAGATTATATGTTCTGTCAGTGGTGGAGAAACATCGGTGGAACAATTTATCTTTGCCCATGGATGCGTACTGACCATATCGGCACCTATCACTTCAAGGGAGACATGCCAGCAGTGGCCAATTTCGTTGGAGAAATGTAATGATTGTCGGCGTTCTCGGATTCATTGGTTCGGGTAAAGGTACTGTTGGAGATATTCTGAAAGACACATTAGGCTTCCGCAAGGCCAGTTTTGCTGGACATTTAAAAGATGTGGCAGCTTTAATGTTTGGATGGCCAAGAAACTTATTAGAAGGTGATACAAAAGAATCACGTGAATTCCGAGAACTAACCGACAAATATTGGTCACAAAAAATGGGCAGAGATTTCTCACCGAGAATTGCCATGCAACTATTGGGTACAGAAATTGGCCGTAATTTTTTTAGTGAAAATTTTTGGATTGATTGCCTTGAAAAACAAATCAAAAAAGATAAAGGCAACTATGTTATCACAGACGTAAGATTCAAAAATGAAATTGAATGGGTCACCAAACAAGGTGGGATTTTAATTGAGGTGCGGAGAAATACTACGCCTCACTGGTATGATATTGCATCAAAAGCCAATAGAGGTTCCGAAGCAGCCGAAAGATATATGTTGGATTCTGGTGTACACCAATCTGAATGGAGATGGATCGGCAGAGATGTTGATTTTACCATAGACAACGAAGGAACTCTGGAAGACTTGCGTGAAAAAGTATTAACATGCTTGAAAACATGTTACGGTATCAGTATAATTGAAGATATGTTACAACAACAAGGAGTATATAATGAAACTGTCTAACGACACTTTGACAATCCTGAAAAACTTTGCAAACATCAATGCAGGTTTGGAATTTCGGAAAGGTAACAAACTAGCTACCATTTCTCCATCTAAGACTGTGTTGGCCAAGACCACACTTGCAGACCAATTTCCAGAAGACTTTTGTGTGCATGATTTGAACGAGTTTCTATCTGTGCATTCTCTATACAAAGATCCTGTTTTGGACTTTGATGATGTGAATGTTGTGTTTAGGAGTGGGCGAAACAAAACCAACTATCGTAAAACTTCTAAGACTGCAATCGTAACTGTTCCAGAAAAAGAACTTTCACTTCCTACAGTTGAAGTTTCTTTTACTTTGAAAGAAGAAGACTTCCAGTTTGCAATGAAGACATCAAGTGTATTGAAGTCTCCTAATATTGCTATTGAATCTGATGGTAAAAAAGTTTATCTGTCTTGTTTCAATGCCGTAGATAATGGTGCTCATACCAATTCTACTGAAATTGCTGACGGTAACGGCAATGAATTCAAGGCTGTATTCAGCACAGAAAATTGGAAGATGATTCCTGGAACTTACAATGTAGAAATTTCTTCTAAAGGTTTGGCGTTGTTCAAGAGTGCCAATATGGATCTTCAGTATTGGATTGCCGTCGAAGCTAAGTATTCTAAATTCGGAGGTTAAGAATGAAAGTTAATACCATTTTTGGTTCTTTTGATGAGGAACAATTGTCTAAACTTAAAGATTACATCAACGAAACTGTTCGTGTGTTGCAGAGTATGGACACCAAGAAAGTTGAATTGCGGGATGTAATCAATGCTGCACACGAAGACATGAAGATTCCTAAGAAAATTATTCGCCGTATGGCCAAAGTTCAAATGAATCAGTCCTTCCAGGAAGAAGTTGCTGAATATAAAGAGTTTGAAGCTTTGTTTGAAGGAATGAATGAGGCAAAATAATGAATGAACGCAGAAAATTTCTTCGTGGTGTAGGACTTTTCGGTGCTCTTGCAGCCGGTGCAACAGCTGCTAAAGCAAATGTTGCACCTGTAGTCATCAATAATAATTATACTACAGTGACTGGTGATGAATTTCCTACTGAAGAGTTGGAAAAACAAATTGAAAACAAACCAGTTTTGATGTTACAAGCAACATATGGTACACCAAAAACACCAAGTAGTGACCCATATAATCCTTATATGATTGCTGGATTTGGTGAAAATTATGTTGAGGGTACAAAAAAACAAGTTCAAGTGCAAATTGTACCAGGTCCTGATGGAAAACTTTACGTCAAAGAGAATGACACCTGGCGTAAGTTGTGATATGATTATGTTTTATATTATGGAGATTGTGAATGAACGACGAACACATTTTGTGGGTGGAAAAGTATCGCCCTAAGACCGTTGAAGAATGTATTCTTCCTGATAACATTAAAGAGACGTTTCAGGAATATGTAAATCGTAAAGAGATTCCCAATCTCTTGTTGGCTGGCACCGCAGGTGTTGGTAAAACTACAATCGCTAAGGCCCTTTGCAATGAAGTTGGCTGTGACTACATGGTCATCAACGGTTCTGATGAGAACGGTGTAGAAACTGTACGAGTCAAAATTAAAAACTATGCATCCACAGTTTCATTGGCTGGTGGTCGCAAAGTTATTATTCTTGACGAAGCTGATTATCTATCACCTAATGCACAAGCAATTCTACGTGCAGGCATTGAAGAGTTTGCTGGTAATTGTTCCTTTATTTTCACGTGTAATTATAAGAATCGTATTATTGATCCGATTCATTCACGTTGTACGGTTGTTGATTTTAAAATCAATGGCAACAAAGCCAAACTCGCATCACAATTTTTCAAACGTGTTGAATGGATTCTTGGTGAAGAAAATATCTCATGGGAAAAAGAAGCTGTTGCAGCGGTCATCACCAAATATTTTCCAGACAATCGCCGAGTTCTAAATGAATTGCAACGTTATTCGGTTTCCGGTGTCATTGACAAGGGCATTTTGGCCGTAGTTAGTGATGTTCAGATTGTTGAACTCATCAAGTCATTAAAAGACAAAGATTTCAGTTCGTGCCGCAAATGGGTCACAAATAATCTAGATAATGATCCATCTAGAATCTTTCGCAAACTTTATGATTCGTTGTATGAACAACTAAAATCAAACTCTGTACCGCAACTGGTACTCATTCTTGCCAAATATCAATATCAGGCAGCTTTTGTTGCAGACCATGAAATCAACCTAATGGCCTGTCTGACTGAGGTGATGGTGGAGTGTGACTTCAAATGAGCCCGTTTGATTATGTGAATCTAATTCTCCATAATAAAAAACAAGATGGCGAATTAGATTTTGTGGACTATGCTCCATATATTGTCAATCGGTCACTATCTTTTCATTTAGATTGTGTGCCTTACGTTCAAGAAATGAATATCTATTCTAGTCTTGATAAAGATATGCAATACCAGTATCTTCTAAATAGTATCAGGCCTATGAAACGGAAGTTTGTTCCGTGGCAGAAAGCTAATGTAGACAAGGATATTGAATGTATTAAGTTATATTTTGGTTATTCAAATCAAAAAGCCAGAGAAGCACTCCTTATCCTTACAGATGAACAAATCGCTGAAATAAAAAAAAGAACAGATAAAGGCGGAGTGAAATGATTGACATAAAGGATTTAGTTGAAGTTACACTGAACGAAAAGGATGATTTCTTAAAAGTTCGTGAGACACTTACCCGTATCGGTGTTGCTTCCAAAAAAGATAAAATATTATACCAATCTTGCCACATCCTCCACAAGCGTGGGCAATACTATGTGGTACATTTCAAAGAACTGTTTGCACTAGACGGAAAACCTACGGATATTACCGAGAGTGATCTGTCACGTAGAAATGCTATTGTAAATCTATTGGAAGACTGGGGATTAGTGTCCATTGTCAAAAAGGAACAGACAGAAACCCCACCACCAATTTTTCTTTCACAGATTAAGATTATCTCGCACAAAGAAAAGAAAGATTGGCAACTGGTACCTAAGTACAGTATTGGTAAAAAACCACAAAAAGATTGACAAACTAGTATAAATACTAATATAATCATGGTGCCGTGCCATATTGGGCGGCAGTTTCAAACTCGCTTAACTAAAGGAGCAAAAAATGACTTTTTTACCTAACCTCGACCTGGCTCGTCTTGATCCATTCACCATTGGATTTGACAAAATGTTCACGGAACTGCAACAAGCAACTAAGAACGTTACCAACTATCCCCCATATAATATCAAACAAGTTAAAGAAAACAAGTACGTCATTGAAATGGCTGTTGCTGGTTTTGCTAAGTCTGATATTGAAATCACGATTGATGGTAATACTCTTATTATCAAGGGTGCAACCGAAGATGACAAAGCAGCCGATGAAGAATCCTTCATTTGGAAAGGAATTGCCAACCGCAATTTCAACCGTACATTCAAGTTGGCAGACAAGATTGAAATCAAAGATGCCGAACTTGTAAATGGTATGCTTCGAATCTGGTTGGAAAACATGGTCAAAGCCCAAGACGCTATTAAGAAAATTTCCATCAAGGAAAAATAATGAAATGAAGGGGGCTTGACAAGAGCCCCTTTTTATTATACAATTGATGTATTATGAAAAAATACAATCAAAAGCCATCAATACGCAAGGTTCGTTCTAAGGCGAATCAGGACGTTTATTACACTTCACCTCAATGGGAAACCAAAGAGATTGAAGGCGTAG